CTTACCAGCTTTTCATAAGAATCTCCACGCGCAAATCCCTGCGCAATATCCGTATTCAAATAACCCGCCAGCTTCTCCGTGTTCTTCCAGATCTTCTGTGAAAAATTTTCCCCGTTCGACCAGGCCGCACCAACAAACTGCTTTACAATATCCGGATTCATGGAATAAAAATTCTCACCGAACCCCATTGCCTGGGCAGCTGCATTGCCTCCGCGGAGAGCCTGCCTTTCCAAATGTTCCCGGATCTCTTTTTGTGTAGCAGCCCCGATCTCCAGCTGCTGCATCCGTACAGAATATTGCAGACCTTCCAGCCGATCCAGTTTATAAACCGATTCCCGCACCGGCATCAGGTGGGCATACTGTGGATATTTCTCCGCGAATACATCCATCTGCTCTATCAAAAGACGTTTATCCTCTGGCGGAAGTTCTTCCAGCAGTCTCCGGTATTCGATGACATGATCCGTGCCATACTGCTTATAATATGCCGCGATCTGCCTGTCCAGTTTTCGAAATTCGGTATCATAAAAGGATGACAGCCGCTTTTTCAGTCTGACCTCATCCTTTTCCAATTGTTGATTCAGTTGATGCTGACGCCGCTGCCAATAGTTCATAATCCCACATCCCCGCTGTAAAGATCAGCCTGTACATCGTCTGCCGTCCTGTTTGTTGGGTAATCTGTCTCGTACCCCTCCTGATCCTGCTCTTTCTCTATGCGCTCCAGTTCTTCCTTCACATTATCTACAGCGGAAAGAATCCCCAGCTGAGTCTCATGGCTGACGATCCCGCTGAGCTGGGAAGCAGTCTGAGCTTCATCCAGGGTATTGGCGGGAATATTCTGGGTGAACTTGTACTTGATGTTTACCCAAGCATCCTCCCGCATGCCGGAAACCGGATTGCTGAAGATCAGCTTGTACCTCCTGTTCATGCCAGAGATAAATTTCCGTTCCTTGGTCTTTGCCAGGTTGCTCATGCCCTGTAGCTTGTATTTTAAAGCTATGCCCGAGGAGGTTCCGAAATTTTCATCCGAAATATTCGCCACCATACTGATCTGGAAAATGAGCTTTTCAAGCCGGTTGATCAGATTCTCCTGAGTCGTATCTCCATTCGGCTTCTGCAGAAAATCAACCACGATATTCAGAGCGTCCATCCCTTCAAAATTGATCACCCGGTTTCTCCGCAGCACCTCCAGATCGCTTGCTTCCAGCTTCGCCCCCAGTATTTTCAAATAGGCATCCGCAAAATAATCCACGTCATTTGCTTTTTCACTGACCGCTTTATGGTGGGCCTCGATCATGGGGAGAACGCTTTCAAATATCCCGATGCGCTCCTTATTTTCCAGATATTCCGTTGCCGGAACCCCATCAAATCCGTGAATCTTTTCTTCATCCACCCACTGATAGGAACCGCGGTTGATAAAATGCTGTACCACTCTCCCGTCTGACCAGCTTCCATGTTCCACATTGTCCGCATCCTTATAATGCCGTACAAAAAACATCGGCCTCTCCAGGATGCTGTCATCATAGATCATAAACGCATCCATCGGTGAAAGGTATGTAATCCCGATATTCCCCATCCCATCCACATAATACATTTCAAAACCGCTTCCGTAGATGCTGCACACCTTGGATAATTCCGCATTATTATCGTCCTGGTCATTGTACTGATCCAGAAATTCCAGGTATTCGGATATCTCCTTATCATCACTCGTGGTCTTGATCGGGATCCCTATAAAGAATCCATTCATTGTATCTACGATATACTTCGCAAAGTTGACCGGAATCCGGTTATCCGGTTTCCAGTCTGCTTTTTTCTCCCGCCTGCTGATCTCATACTTATTTTCATATGCATCCTGCAGTTTCTGATACCTTTCGGAAATTTCCTGCTTGTGCTTCGCCATATATTTCCCAAGCAGTTCTATTGTCATAACCGTACCAGTCGGCACCCTGAACATGTTATACGCCTCCCCTCAGGCCGTTGTTATATGCAGCCCGTGTTTCCAGTTTTCTAAATATGCTTGCCGCGGAATCCGGACTGTCATCATGCTCCGCAAATTCCGAATAGTCCAGGATCTCATTGATATATTCCGGATCCGTCTCTTCCAGCCATTTTATTTTCTTCCAGTTCTTTCGGAGGTACGTGGATATCTTCACAAACTTATTCATTTTTTCGTGATATCCTGAAACCGGAATCCCCATACCGGCAATCTCTTTTCTCAGATAACCCTTATCCGCGTTGTCCTCACAGAATATGGTTCCTGCCCTGAAACGTTTGTGATAAACAGCAATTTCTCTCAGGCAGTCATCCACGTGCCTGTCCCACCGTTTTCCAAAACCAATGAAGCCTTCCGGCACTTTGCGTATTATGGTAAATGCCGTGCCGTCCTTGCCATCGTATGCGGCATCGATATGGGCAATCCCTCCGTAGATTTTTTCCACATCTTTTGTAAACTCCGGATCTTTAAACATGGCATCCTTATCCGCAATATGTCTCAGCTCATAGTTTGCCGCGAAAAGGCTGTCCGACATGGACTGCCGGAGTTCTTCCAGCTTGTCCCGGGTGATCAGGCCTGTAGAATAACAGTCATACCGCTTCACATTCGGCATTAGTGAAATAGCATCCTCTTTGTGCCAAGGCGTACCAGTATTAATGAACCGGCCGCCCCGGTTGCGGATGTTCTGAAGCTCCATGTACTGAATCCTGGTGCGCTCCCGCTCCGCCCGGCTCGTGCGGTCCCTCAGGTTCACAATATCGTCCGTTACGATGATATCTCCGTGCTTTCCTGTGATGGATGTACCGATGCCAAGCCCCATGATCTGGGACACGCCCCTTGTGGAAGTACAGAGGTTCGTCATGATTTCCGAATTATTTGCTATGATCAGCTGCAGGCTAAGGTCGTACAGATCATATACGATCCGCCCGATCACCGGCGACTGCAGGATCTTTCTGGTCTGGGTGATTACCTCTGTCACGTCATCATCCGTCTTCCGGAAGAACATCACATTTTCATTGGGCCGCTCGATCGCATGGAGCGCAAGGAACAGGGACAGATCAGTTGTCTTGTAAGATCCGCGGTGCGCAAGCAGTGTCTGATCCTCATGAGAATACAAAAAAGACCGGAGCCACGTATTATGCAGCCCGGTCAAATCTTTGAAACCTACCCAATGTCCAATTTTATACGGTTCATTCCACAGGAGGTCCAGAACCGCTTGCTTTCTGCTGTTCAAAGTATTCCTCCATCTCCTTTACGGCATCGTCAATGGCCGGAACTTTCACATCCAGACGGTCATTCCACATCCCCAGGTGACGTCCCAGGAGCTCCAACGCTTTTTCTTTATCATTCAGCTTGATCTCGATGCCGTTTGCTCCTTCCTTGATGCCAGCTATTGCCCGGCGCTGTTCCTCGGATAATGAGTCCGTGGATTTTATCAGCACCATGGAAGAAGGACCGTTGCTTTTTATCTCCACGTAATCCGTCACCCGGGCGAAGGCGATCGCGGCCAGCTCCTGGATGACCTGATCCTGGGTGACCTCTGTCCGCTGCTGACGTTCCTGCATGCGTTGCTGGATGTAGGATGCAACCTTAGTATTTCTTAGCAACTTGCTGCCGTTTACAGCGGCGGTGTTTTCGTTTTTCACCCGGGGATAGGCTACGAGGTAAGCCCTTGTGGCGTTCAAGTCTATCAGGTATTCATCAGCGAATATTTTCTGTTTTTCTGTCATTGGGGCTCACCTCATTTTCTGTATTACAATTCGTCAGGCTATTAATCTGACCAGATAAAGTTCTGTGCTGTGATAAACTGAATTTCATTTCCGTTTTCAACCACTATAATATCTTCGTTAGTGTAATCCTCTCCTGTTACATTTTTTAATAATACTCTTATTCCTTCCATATGGAGTTCAGCGTTTGAAACCAGTTTTTTATTTTCTTTCTTTAATTCAGTCTTGCTGGATGATAATTGTTTGTTTTTGTCTGCTAATGTTTTATTTTCTTTTTGTAATTCAGTATTACTTGCTGATAATTCTTTATTTTCTGAGATTAAAACCTTATTTTCTGCCTTTAACTCATTAATTTTCATACCTGTTGGAACAAGCGTAATTAAAGCAGCTAAGATTCCAGTTAATAAATGATATCTTCCAGCGATATGAGCACTTTTAATTTGCACTTCTTTGTCTTTTTCTACTTCCATAAGTCCCTCCACACAAAGCCAGCCTATTCCATAGAACCACTATATTTAATTCTACATCATTCGTCATATTCTGACAACAAAAAGCGCCCTGCAATTTTATGCAGGACGCCTTTCGTATGTGTGTGAGGGTTAAACTTGGCTACCACAGTCACCAATCTCAGCATATACTATAACGCTTAAAATCGTGACATGTGTGACATTCGTGACAAACTTTCATTTCTTTTTCATAAATCTCTCAAATTCTTTTTTCAATCCGTTTTCCGTAGCCTTTCTTCCAATCTTCGCTGCTGTCTGCTCCCAGGTCATCCCCTCAAATATCTTATACCTGATGATCCTCTGCATCCGGATCGGGACCGTCAGGAGCCATTCCTCCACCTGCTGCTTGATCTTCTCTGCATTCTCTTTGCGCTGCTCCAGGAATTTTTCTTCCAGGCGCAGGTTTCTGTCATCCTGATATGTAAAAGCAGTGCCTTCAATTCGATAATGCTTTTCCTGATAGGGGAACTTTAGGTTGCTGCCCTTCACGTTTGTCTGAATGACCGTCTTCCGTCTTTTCTTTAACTTCCGGATATCCTCCTCTGTTTCCTTTATCAGCTCCATGGCGTCCATGTAGTCAGCAAGTATCTTCTTGTCCAATGCAACCACTCCCCTTTTTATTTGTATCACGGCTCCGTACTTCCCGAACGCTTTCCTGCTTTTCCTAAAAACTCAGCATAGCGAAAAGCAGAAAAAATATCCAATACCACCCATACTCTACTGCCATATAGCATGTTAGGCAGATGGCTAAGAATCTAAAAACGTATTTCACTATCTTCTCCATCTTATTCTGAATCCTCCTGTTCAATCTTTTTCATATATTTTGACACAAGTTATCCGGGGCGGGATCTTAAAATCCTCCATGTGCTTCAGCATGCACTCTTTGCACCCAGGCTTACGGAGGCCCACGCATCCAGTACGGATTGTATATTTATCGGTAACCGGACAATAATATGCTTTTTCTACAACATAGCTCGCCAGTTTGTCTATAATCTCCTCGTATTCTGTCAGCTTCTCCGCAACCCTATCCACGTCATAGGCGGTAGGCTGGCTGTCAATAAGTTTGCAAAATTCATTCACAAATCCGGCATCATACCCGTCTGCAATAGATACAGCGGTAACTAAAGTTTTTAAGTTATCCGCATCAATCAGTCTCATTTTCCCTTACCTCTTTCCGTTATTCATATTTTCTCTTAATCTCCATTTATGCAAACCGCATCTGCCTATTTTCCTCTTCTACTGAATTTTTTATCTGCCAAATCGGCTGACGCTCTCCGATTTTCAGATAT